AACCCCTCTTTGGGCCCTACCCCCATCTGGGTCAGTACCAGAAACACGCTGTTCAGGTACATCACAATGTCCGGGTCAAAGTCCGTGCACTCTTCCGCCACCCCCAACAGTTTCTTTACACTGGTCAGGATGCTCTCGCTCATTTTGATGTACCTCCCATGACTTTTTCTCTTCATTCCACTTGTCAATTGCACTGCTAAGAGCATTGGCTGCGGATACCATGCTTTTCAGCTTTTCAAGTTCATGGGCTGTGGTATCTGCTTTCCGTACCGCAATATGCTCTCCTGCTGCTTTCACACTTTCAGCATTTTTTGCAGTATTCATGTAAGTCATTTCAGCATCTGTTTCAAAGGTCGTCTCACGCTGGATTGATGACTGCACGGCATCAGCCATCCTTAATTGAAAGTCATAGTCATAAAACCCGGGGTCAACGCTATGAACCTCGGGAACAAGATAACCCTGTGTGGGCCTCTCATGCGGTACACGCCAATCCTTGCTGATGCCCGTTCCGGCAATCGAAACGTTCGCCCACAGCAGGCATTCGTCCAGCTTTGTCAGTGCCAGGCCTCTTTCCATGCTCGGGTTCAACTGCCGGAGCATCACTTCGGCCTCTTCCAGCTTTTTCCTCAGGAGGGCGCTGTAATCCTGCTCCCGGGTGCTAAACGCTTTCTTCGGATACATTTTCGTTTTCCTCCACAACTTCCCAGTCATCGCAACACATCTGGCACAGGTTCATCCCAAAGTCGCTCACTTCCCGGAAGTTAATGTCGTGTCCTTGTGCCGTGTGGATAATAAGCTCTCCCCCGGCAATTCGCCAGTAGCCTTTCCAGTGGTGCCGCCTTACTTTCAGGCCCTGCTTCATGCTGATCCATGCACTCGTCCAGTTCATATTACTTCCTCCATGGGCAGGTGTCGCCCGGCTTTCGCTCTCCATCCGGAAGCTGCGGCTTTTTCCCCGTCCCGTAATGGATGGCCTTGTGTGTCACAGCCGAAACACAAATGGCGTTCTCCGGGTCCAGCAGCTTTTCGCTGTGCCGGAGGACGTCTTCTTTTGTTATGGGGTTCAAATGGTGGATGCTGATGCGTGGCCGCACGGGTCTTCCATCCCGCAGCACCCAGTCTGTGATGGGATGGTCTTTGCATCCCAGGTCGCAGCCATTGTCCCGTGCAATGATCCTGTCCCGGAACTGCCGCCACTCCTTCGATTGGTAGAAGTCCTGGTTCAGCCATCGGTCAAACCCAAAGGTGTCTCTCCCTACTTCTCCGTGCAGCTGCAAATATTCCAGCCGCTCTTCGTAGGTCGGCAGAGTGCATAATTCCGTATAGCTTTTCATACTCCCCCAACAAAAAGCATGATCGTCACTGCCATTCCGATTTCAAGTAAAAACACAAGAATATACATTACATAGTGCATGAAATCACGCTTCTCATCCGTTGTGTCTGTCGCGATCAGCAAAAACGTACAGATAAGGGCCAAAGAACACAGTATTGCCAAAAAGCGTCGTACGTTTACCGCAATCGTAATCATTCTACTCACCTCAGCAGACCCTTCTGCTGCAATGCCGCATACAAAAGCAGCATTCCACACCATAACAGCGCAGGCATCCCGAACTGCGCAAAGCTTTCCATTGCATAATTCTGCGTGCGTTTCTCTGCCCACTCCGCAAAGAGCAGCGAGCCAAAAATGATTATTACAAGCCAGAGCATCGCAAATGCCAGTTCAGCTAAAGTCATACTCGTCGTCCTCTCCCACGCCGTTGTATTTTGCCATAGCTTTCAGTACGTGTTCGTACATTTCCTTGCTGTCCTTGGCAGATTCCAGCGTCTCGGTCTTGGCACGTAGCAACTTGTTCTCTTCTTCCAGCTTCTTTTTCTCAAGGTCCGCTTTCATGGTCGCCAGTTTCAGGAAATGCGTTGTTTCTGCACTGGAGGCCGTTCCCTCTCGCAGCCGCTTTTCCACCAGCGTCATGGCAAGGTTGATCATATATTGCTCTTGTGCTTCCGGGGTCGAGGCAGGCCGGGCCGAAGCCGCAGCCATCTCCCCTGGCGCGTTTTTCTTCGGCCGCATTCTTACCGTCCTCTTTTCTTTTATCAATGTAATTGCTTTTGCAAGGGTTCATGGGAGGCGCATAAAGTACCTGTGGCCTGCTCTTGAAAGGAGAAGAAAGATGTACAATTTTGGAGGTTGAACATCATGTGGTGAACCCGAAACCCGTGTCATAGGAGGAAACGTTTTTCTACGGTGGTGTCTTCTCCCATGAGCCCTTGCAAAAACCGCCGAAGCGTGGTCTACACCCCATACCTCGGCGATATTCTTTGTTATTGTTAAAGCCCAAATATCAATTTTCCCTCCGGGGAAATATCAAAGACCGGCGCGATTTGAGAGGGGGTGCCATTTTTGAGACCCCCTCCCTATGGTTTACGCGCTTTCAGCCAGAGCTGGATCGTCTTTGATCTCGATTTTGAGCTTCTTGTAAACGTTTAACGGATCAGCAGCAACGATCTGATCAATTGCTTTCTCAATTTCATAGGCATTTTCATTGTCTGTGAACTGAGAAGAAGTATGTGCAAGGCGCATAAGCAGACCAGAAGAGTTATAACCGTGATCCGTGTCATACTGATACCACTGTTCAAACTGCTCATACGGACTGTATGGGTTATCGAACGTAGTCAGAAAGCATCGAACCATAATTCTAAGCCTTTCTTGTTCGTAATTTACTAGTTCAGAGCGCTATAGACGGTTGATTCTGGAACACCACAAGCCTGTGCAATGTCCTTATAGGTGTAACCACTGCGAAGCATCGCTTTTGCCTTGCTCATCTTTGCAGAAGACATGACAGTTGCAGTTTTCGGCATTGCACGTTTTACAATTTCGTCAGAATCAGAAGAATTAAGAAACTTCGTCAACATATTGTCCGAAATTGCACCAGCCTGAACAGCTTCCCATTCTTTATCCGTAAAGGTGACCTTGGACTTACGTCCACTAGCTCCCACGGAATCGCGTGCACGCTGCATTTCGACAGAAGAAATCTTCTTGATTTCTTTCTTGTCAATCGTCGGGTTAAGTCCCTGTTCCTGAATCTTAGCCTTGATGTTGGCATTTGCAATCAGCATAGCCTTACGCTCTTTAGGTTTATTAGCTACCATGTTGTTGTACTTTTCTTTCAAAGAAGCAACTTCTGCAGCATAGGTTTTGGCTGCTTCCGGGTTCCGCTGAATGCCTTTCATGTTAGCAGCCTCTTTGCGAGCCTGGTTAGCCATAGCTTTGAGCTTATTGGAAAAGTCTGCGTACAGGTTCTCCTGGATCGTGCCAGAAGACAGAGTGCGGGCATCCTTAGTCTCAGAGATAAGGCTTACCGTATCCTCAGCGATACGTTCTTTACTCGTCTTAGGATCGGTAAAGGTTCGTCCACTCTCTTTGTAAATAAACTCGCCTGTATCCTTGTCAACACGGACGCTGCCACGACGCTCGGGAACACGAACCGTCTGCTTACGGCGGGACAGCAGGGTGGATGCGCCACCATACTTGGTATTGCCATCCTCGTCAACGCGCACCTGCCACTTCTCTTTCAGTTCCTGGATACCATTCTCTTTCTCAGAGCGCTTGTAGTCCAGCTTGTGCTTCTCGGCATCAATGACGACCATAGAGTGCTTAACGGCGCGAGCCAGCTCATCTTCGGATGCACCGCGCAGGGTCATATCCGTGATGAGGTTAGAGATCACGCCCATCTCGCGCTGCTTTTCCTCTTTCTTCATGAGGCGCACATGATTAGGGTTTCCCTCGGGCACAGCATAAGCAGTCTTAGGATCAAACCCCTCAAGTGCTTTTAGCGGCCGCGTAAATTTGATGGGCACCTTATCGCTGATAGGGATGACCATAACGGTATCGCCGTCGAAGTCGGCGCCAGACAGGCGCTCTGCAACCTTTGCATTGATACCGATTGCATCCTGGATCTGCCCGAGATTGCGCTTGCCATGCAGATTCTTATTGTTTACCGTAACAATAGGAATTTCAAAAGTGCCTGCATGGGGAAAACGAATCAGTGCAAGCTGAGTGCCGTTCTCATAAGTCGGGCAGTAGGCTTCGTTCTCCTTGATCTTGTTGATCGGCAGGATAACCTTAGTCGATTGCCCGGGGAATGCCGATGCTTTCAATGTCATCGACGTGCCCTCACAGGTGTCCGCAAAGTCGTTCAGCAGCTTCTTTTTGACCGTCGGGTTATCATAGTGCATGATTTCATCATACTGCGCTTGATAGTCCGCAACCGTCAGCTTCAGCTGGTTCTCAATCAGCTTTTTGGGCTGCTTGGACAGGAATTGCGAGGAAACGTTTCGGGACATAGTATCCCAATCGCCCTCTTCTTTCAGCTTATTGATAGGAGAAAGATGCTCTTTACCATCGGCACCAATGTACATGCTCTGGCCATTCGCCTTAATGGCTGCACCGAACGGATTGTCCGGGTCAGCTTTTGCTTCTTTCAAGACTTTCATCTTAGGCGTGCCGGAGGGTTTATTGGTGTTGAACATGACATCCACACCATCAGGGAGATCATCCGAATAGACGGCCATGCCTTTCAGATAATGGTCTCCATCTACCAAAATACGAACCTGCGCATAATGGCTTTTGCCGAGATCCAGGTCAGGAACGCCACGACGAATTTCCATCACGCCGTCTTTGTCCAAACCGCCCTCATCGCCATAGCGAATGGCAACGCGGCTTGAGTCCAGACTGGACGGGCGCTGCAGCTTCATAAAAGTGTCACCACCATCATCAGAATGATAGTCGCCCAGAGAGTCGATCTGTTCCTGATGCTGATAGGCATACTTCTGGTCAAACTCGGGCTTTGCCAGCACCGTAATGTTGGTCTGCTGCCGAATATTGGTCGGCTGGCGAATGCCAACGCCATAGCGCTTGTAACCGTATTCTGCCTCCAAGGTGTAAGCAGCATTAGAAAGTTCAGTTTCTGTCACGCCAAGCACCTGATTGGCACCTTCGGAAATATCAACCATACCCTTTTTATCTACTTCTTTTTTCAAGGTATTGGCAATATTTTCAGCACGTTTGGCTTTTTTGTCGATGTTTCCGGCATATTTTGACCGAACGCTCGATTCACTCATCCCGAGTTGGTTTGCAATCTCCGTCCAACCAAATCCCTTGTTGTCTTTCAGGTCTTTAATCTGCTCATATTCAGACTGCTTCCGCAAACTGATGGCCTTACTTCTCGCAACACGGAACTCAGTAGGGCTCAGCTGATACTCCTTGGGGAGCGTGTCGTTTATGGAGTTGATGATATCCTTTTCGGACAGCCCTTTTTTCTTCAACGTCTCAATACGAGACAGAAAATCACCAGAATGCTGGTACGGATTATCGCCAGAGCCCCAAGGATAACGACCAGAGTGCTTTTTGGTGCCATAATGCTCCAGGATGTTCTCGTTGGACGAAATGCCGAAATAGGCGCGGATATCTTTTTCAATCGTATTCATGCTGCGGCTCCTAACTTCAACTCTGCAATGACGGCATCGAACTCTTTGATTTTCTCGATAATGGGATCAATCTCCTCGAAAGTGGGAGTCTCTATCAGAATATCATCATTCTGGTAAATCCGATTTTCGATCTGAATATCTTTCGGCTTGATGTGGTACTCCATGCAGAACAAAGCATCATAAATAAAGAGCTGCTCCATATGTGCAGGAACAGCTCCAGTCTTTAAGTCATGAATACGAAGGAAATTATTGCTGAACGCAATTGCATCTGCCGTGCCAAAGCAGTTTTCACTATAGTACAGCACCTGCTCTGGTGTCATACGGAATCCAATTGCATCGTTTACATATGCGTTGAGCGTCTTCTTGCTCTTGGGCAACTTCTGGTTCAGGCTAATGCACTCCGCTGCAAATGCGTGAAGCCTGGTGCCACGCTCTTTTGCCTGGAAATTCAGATATGTATCAACCAAGCGCTGTACATCGTAGTTTAGCCACGAATACTTACTGGCTCCCAGAAACGCGTGCTGCCCTG